GTCTTGAAGTTCAGTACCAATGTGGTAAGATATCCTCGATTGGAAGGAATACATCAGAGGAGAATAACGATGTCCGTACAACAAGTTCCGCTGACCCACGAAAGCATCCTGGAAATGTTTCGGGAAACACGGGAGCAGTTCCGGGTAATTGGTGAGCAAATGAAGGAAACCGACCGGAAAATTCAAGAAACCACTGCGCAGATAAAGGAAACCGACCGGCAACTTAACCGGCAAATGAAGCGAACGAGCAAAGAGGTTGGTGCTCTTGGTTCACGCATCGGAACAATTGTCGAGAATATGGTCAAAGGAGACATTGTCGCTAAATTCCGGGCGTTTGATTACGAGATTGACGATTATTGCGAAAAAAAGAAATTCGAAAACAATAAGATAGATGTTCATGGCGAGATTGATTTGTTTTTAGAAAACGGTGATATTGCTATTTTGATTGAAATCAAGACCACACTGGAAACGAAGGATGTCCGCAAACATATAGATCGGTTGGAAAAATTCCGACGTTATGTGGATGCGAAGGGCGTTGACAAACGCCATTTCATTGGAGCGGTTGCTGGTGCTGTTATCGAAGGCGAAGCAGAGGAATTCGCTCATGAAAACGGAATCTATGTCATCGTCCAATCCGGTAAAGCCGTCGACATTGTTACGCCGCCAGCAGGATTCGTTGCAAAAAAGTGGTAATCGGAATGGCGGACACAGTTTTCACGAATCTCCAAAGATTCGCTCTTCGGCAACCTGTACATATTCCGGCTTGATCTCGATTCCGATAAAATTGCGTCCCAACTTCCGGGCAACCAAACCCGATGTGCCGCTTCCGCAGAAGGGATCTAACACCGTATCCCCCTCCACTGTGAACAGATTGATAAAAAACTCTGGAATGCCTTTGGGAAAGACCGCACTATGCTTTTGAGAAACCGGCTCCGTCGACAACGCCAACACATTATCGGGAAAAATCAAATCAAGCGACTGATTGGCATAATTCCGTGTGAAGCCGGAACCGGTGGATGATATCCATCGCCCAAAATTACTGATCCCCATCGGTGCATGAAACTTGAGTAACGTATGTATTCGTTTCGCTTTCTTAACAGTTGCCGGTGACGGCGGCTTCTTCACTGCATTCTGATACATCGCAAAATGAAAAGTCTTGTTGAATTGCAAGAGCCGCTCCCAGCCGTCCCGAAGGCGGGTTCGCCATTTACCCGGTATTGTCGATGTTTTACGCCAGATAAACTCTTCCGTCCAACGCCATCCCTGTTCCCGCAATGCCTTGATCAAGTCAATCACGTAAGTGTGCCGTTCTCCATCTTCGGACTTTTCCTTGATATTCAAGATAAACGTTCCCGCTGGTTTCAGCACACGAAACAGTTCGCCGGAAATCGGTAAAAACCACTCCACATAGTCGTCCGGCTGAATACCGCCGTAAGTGGTTTTACGTTGATCTGCATACGGAGGGCTGGTTACAACCAAATCGATGGAATCCGCAGGAAGTTCGCTTAGCTTTTCCCGGCAATCCCCCTCGATAATATTCGTGGTTGTCTTCAATACACCATTCGGTGTAAACAGCCGTACTTCCTGCCTTCTATCGGCAAAGTCTTCAAACATGTCTTTTCTCCTACGCTTGATACCATCGGTTTTGATATTTGCAGATGCCTTCAAGTATCCCCGAAAATCCGCTCCGTTGCCACTTGTACATATTCCGGTTTGACCTCAATTCCAACGAAGTTGCGACCCATGTGGCGAGCCACATGTCCCGAAGTCCCTGATCCTAAAAATGGGTCTAAAACCGTATCACCCTCTGCTGTGAACAGATTGATAAAAAATTCGGGAATCCCTTTGGGAAAGACCGCACTATGCTTTTGAGAAACCGGCTCCGTCGACAATTCCAAAACATTGTCCGGTAAAACCCACTCTAAAGATTTATCTGTAAAATTGATGATGAAACCGGAACCGGTCGATGATCGTTGTTTCCCGCCGAGTTTCTGATGAATACGAAATCGGCGTAAGGTCTGTGCCCGTTTGATTCTCAATATTGTCGACTCCGTCGGCGGCCGCATGACTGCATCTTGATACATCGCAAAATCAAATGTTTTATTGAATTGCAACAGCCGCTCCCAACCATCCCGGAGACGAGTTCGCCATTTTCCTGAAACGGAAGACGTTTTGCGCCAGATAAACTCTTCTGTCCATCGCCACCCCTGTCCGCGTAACGCCTTGATAAGGTCAAGCACATACGTGTGCCGCTCTCCGGCGACCGTTTTTTCTTTGATATTGAGAATGAATGTCCCCGTCGGTTTCAAGACACGGAGCAGTTCTTTCGAGATCGGTAAAAACCATTCCACATACTCGTCCGGCTGAATACCGCCGTAGGTCGTTTTACGCTGATCCGCATACGGAGGACTGGTTACAACCAAATCGATGGAATTATCCTCGATGTCCAGTAATTTCTCTCGGCAATCCCCTGCAATGATCTGTGTCGTTGTTTGAGAAATGCCCGACGAGGTATATCGCCGCATTTGGTTTTTTCGTGTTGCAAACTCTTCAAACATCTTCCTCACTCCCTGAATCTGTAATCATCGGTTTTCGTACCACAAATACACCCATCGGACGGTATGTTTTCTTGATGCCATGATCGATAAAATGGATGCGTTCCGCCCGGGTCGCTGAACGGAACACATCCCCTTCCCCCCAAATAATCAATCCGAACCGGAGCAATAGCAGTAAATGCCGCTGCACTGATACACGTTTCCGGTGCGTGACTTCCGAAATCTCTGCAATCGTTCCCGAACCACCGGCAAGAAAGAACTTGTCCACCTCGTAACCGGGCATCCAATTCCATGTCCCCCATTCCGATAGGTATTGACCGTAATCCCCCCGTTGCCCCCGCTTTTTCGGCGGCGGCTCTGATGCTGTTTTATGCCCCCGTTTCCGCCGCTCTTGCTCGAACGGAGTTTCGTCGGGATGAAGCCGCAAACTGGTATCCACCCGCTGTACCGGCACGGTAACCGGTTCTTCGGCATCGTCCACGATGGTCACGGAACCATTCTCCTTCACCTCGCCGTAGACTTTTTTGAACAGTTTTCGATACTCGTCATCAATGGGCATCTCCAAATCGAAAAGTTCACAAATAGCGGCTACCCGCCCCTCCAATACGTCATTACTCCACTTCTCCGCCTTCGGACAGCCAAGATGGACAAACAGATTCACCAACCGAGATTTTGCTACTCGCACAAAGCACCTCCTCATACTTCCTCTATAGGTTTCCACATCTTCTTATCAACAATGACTTGGCGAATTGGACGAAATATTGAACGAAAAACACATCTTCAAAGAAAAGATGTGCTTATAATCATTACAAACGGAATCTTGCCGCCTTGTGGAGAGAACTATTTGACCTTTGTCGGAAAAGTGGACGGGATGTCCAACGTCGCCTCTTCGTTCAGCACCGACGCACTCATGTGGATATTCGCCATCGACGCATTCGCTACAGGCATACTCGGCTGTCTTGAAAGCAGACGAGATAACTTTTGGAGTTCATCTTTCGATTTACCAGCCAAGTCATCTTTACTGTAGACTCCCCGGCTGTTCGTGACAATCATGTCCATGAGGTCATTGATAGCCCGCCGCTGTGTCACCGCCATTTCTGCAATGACTTCACTGACCGCATTCACCACCGCCTCATCTTTTTTGTCGTCGGTATTGCGGAGTCCCTTGTTTTTCACCCCCTTATTCTTCACTCCTTTGTTCTTCACCGACGCGTCCTCGTCATCCGTATTTTGGACATCATCCTTGTCGTCGTCCGAATTCTTGACCTCGTCATCTTCGTCATTCGAATTCTTGAGTTGTGCCTCGACATTGGTGATCCGAGCCATCAAGTTGGCGATTTTCTTGTCCAGTTCCTCTTCATTCTGGACATCGTCCTTTTTGTCGTCGTCGGAGTTCTTTACCCCCTTGTTCTTGACCGACTCATCTTCGTCCTCGGAATTCTTCACAGTACCTTTGTCGCAGTTACGGAGAGCGTTAAGCAGTTGCGTCGCCAAATTGGAGACGGCTTCATTCCCTGCTTCGGCATTTTTCACACCTTTATTCTTGACCGATTCATCCTTGTCATCTGAATTCTTCAAAAGGTTCGCAATCCTGCTGGCAAGATTCTTGAGAATCTTCTCCTCTTCGGAATTCTTGACATCATCCTCCTTGCCCTCGGAGTTCTTTAGCCGCTCCTCAAGATTGGCGATCTTCGCCTGCAAATTCTTGATCGTATCGTCTTTCGCGTCTTCGTTCTTTACGTCATCTTTCTCAGAAGACGAATCGGCATTCTGGATCATCTTATCCGTATTCGTAATCGCCTGATCCACCGCCGCTAAAAGTTTGTCAAAAGCATCCATTGAGATGTCTCCTCATGTTGTTAATTCGTTCCTACGCATATCGATCCGTATGCCGTTGCGGACACATTACCACAGATCAACGAATTATGGTTAAGCAGAATCACCTTTTTTCGGTAATTCTCCACGTTTCTGGAGAATCTGGCAATCTTGTACGACTGTATACTTGGAGATTCCCATCTTGTCGGCAACCTGCGACAGCGTCAAGCCTGACCGCCGCAACTCCGCCACCTTCTGCCGCCGTTCGGCAATCTTTGGAGATGGAGTACGCCCCTTTGGTGTACAAACAACCGGTTCTTCTGCCGTTGCGTTGTACTTCTTGATGATTTGCCGGACACGTTCGCCGGTCAAATCGTACTTCTCTGCGATCTGCTTCAATGTCTCGCCGCTCCGCCGGAGGTCAATAATCTCCGCTGCCGTCTGTTCTGAAATCTTTGCCATCTTGTAGGTTCCTTCGTTGTTAAAGGGTTAAATTTCTACACGTTTATCAATTTCTCATTTCTATTGTTGATGCAAATACTTGAAAATTGCTACAATGATGCCGGTCGAGATGCTCCCAGGCAGCTCTGTCCTCGCATCCATACCGGTTTAATCCAAATCCTGCCGAAGCCGAACGATTCGTCCCATGCGTGGCTTGTTTTTGGAACCATGTTCTTGAAAGACGATGTCGACATGCTTTCCCAAAAACCGTTCCTTGTTCTCCCACGTAATCTCTGTCCGCAAGGAATAGGCTTCTTCCGTAAAGCCGACGAAACAGCGTGTGCCAGCGGGAAATATCTGTCCGCTCGTCACCTCCACTTCAACCGAGCCGACCTTGTCCACTTCCTCTCGGTCTCCTTTTCGATGCCCTCGTTTCAGGCTGCCGAGTGCATTACGTTCCGTGTTGTTCTCTCGTGCTTCTTCCGTCAGCGTTTTTCCTTGCTTGAACCCGACAATTTTGGCATTTACCTCGTTCCAAAATTTGAGTTTCCAGAAAATGTTCTGCTTTGCCGTCGTCCGGCTATGGACATAGAACGAATCCGGTGCCTTTAACATCAAGCCTTCTCCATTCTGCTCTCTTGCAACTCGCATCTGCGCCATGACCTGCCCTTTGTCCAAGCACCGATGTTGCTCCACAGGGACAAGGAATTGCCTTGGGGAGTCTTTGCCCTTGCACCATTGCACATACTGTTCATGACGTTGGGAAAAGGGAGTCAAGTATTCTCCGGCATCTTTCTCTTTCCACGATTTCTGGGAATACCATTCGTCGATTGGCAAGATATCAAAAACATACAACTTCAATCCGTCATTCGGCGAAGGGTGGGCAAGTGCCGACTGAATTTGATTGAATTTCAAATTCGGCGACCATATCTCTCCGTCCACGCATATGTTCGACTCCGCCGCCCAATCGATGACCGGCTGAAACCGCTTGACCGTTGCGGGATGAAGCGGCTCCATCTTGCGAGACAGCATCTTGCCGTCAAAGATGAGAAATCGTACCCCGTCCAGTTTCGAAGAAGCCAGAATGGGGTAGGGAATATTGCCCAAATCCGGGCAATCGTTCGGTGCCAGCATCGGCTGGGGAAGTTTTGCGTGTTCTCGTGCCATGATTTTTTAATGGGGTTGTCTTGTACGTTTATCAACTATGTTACAAGGTTTATAAATGGTGCAAGTTTATTTCCATGCTTATAAACACGTTTTTGGAAGATTTTCAAAAACGTTCACTCTTTTTGAAAAGTTTGTGAGATTGCTACCCCATTAAAATCAATCGACATTCAATGGAACAAGAGCAAAGATGTTATCAGATTGATAACAGTGCAAAGTTTAATGTTCGTATTTTCGGAAGAAGAATTCCCGCACTGCGAGCAGACCGTTATAAACAATGCAACCACGCGGACATTATGTTCTTGAAATTTCCCACTCACCGCTTGGAATTAGATTATCCTGACCCAACGATTCCGAATTGACGTATTCGTATGCCCACGCACCCATACCGCTTGTTCCCAATGTTGCCGGATCAAGTAATGGAATCCGGATCCGCCGGTACAATGTCGGACAACCTTCCAACATGTCCAATGCTGGAAGTACCGCAGTTACGTCCCCAAATTCGAAGACTTCGCCGTACAAGTAACGATTTCCCCGAAATACCGCTGCTGGGAAGGGACCGAGGTCAAAAAGCATGCCGAGCACCACTGCCGGACTCACAGTCGAATATCGACCAGCAATGAGTCCATGATTCGAACCGCCCCGCTTCAACGTCCCATAAACAAAAACTCTATCGTTCACCAGTATTTTCCTTGTCCAAGTTCCCTCATTTGCTTGATAAACAACCGCCATATCATCAGCGAATCAATGCCGCAATATAACAACAATTTCTCAATAGGCAACTCATGTAATCGGTTTAATTTGCCGCTGCCCGATAGGTATGGTGCCGTAATATCGTCATACCCTGCCTCACCAAAATGGACGAATGCTTGAAATTTCAATCCGGTGATTCCTTTATTGCAGTTCAGGATATGAGCGTTCAGCATCGTATCGGCAACCCAATTGTTCACTTCGGTCTTGAAATAGACCCGGCTCCACCGATCTTCCATTTTCAAATTCTGCGCAATCTTCGGTACCGGCGACCGCAAAAACCGAATCCACGATTCACGAATCTCTCCCGACATCGGAAACGCGACCGTCATCATATCCTTATTCCATCCTCCCAAACAGACCGAAGCACAGAGTACCTTCGCACCGTCCACTTCCGGCTTCAAGCAGTTTGTTTCGTAATCAAATGCCGCCCATCCCTTCGGACTATTGCCGATCCGTTCCAACACATCCGCAATTTCGTCTAGTTTATACAGCAATGTCACACGGTCTTTGGAATTGTCGTTATCGGGGCGGTTCGGCAATTTTTCGACCATTGCTTCAATATGCCGACACAGCCATAGAAACGCTACTCCTCCCAATCCCTTCGGCATGTTCGGCTTTTTACCGTCTTTGTCTACGAAACGGTTGCTCAGCGAAAGAATATACGTGGAATCAAACACGGGACACACCCATGCATTCCACTTCTTTGCCGGTATCTGATATCCGCAGAACCGGGACATCTCACCGGAACCTTCCCGCCATAGATGAGATAACACCGCCTGTGTCGCATTCGAGCCGACCGGCACAATGACTTTTGGATTCAATTCCTTAATGGTATTCAACAGATTCGCACGGCAACATTCTATCGCCAGTGCGGAATGACCTTTTCCGTAACAGATCGCCGCACCCGTAATCCAGCACTCCTCTTTTATCTCAATCCCGGCATTATGCAGTGCAATGCCCAGCAAAGACTTGCCGTTGGGAGTCGATGTCCAGTTTGCCGAAGCGTCGATGATTTGTGTCGGCTGCTCCCGCACGATCAAGATTTCCGATTTCCCTTCACCAAAGACCGGAAGTTTGGGGTGTTGACAGACTTGACGTTGCTTTCCGAATCGGTCAGTCTCTACTGCCGTTGCTCGACCGCAGCGACCGCATTGCGGCAAAACGCTACGGATCACCTTCTTTTTCTGATGTGTTTTTGTCTCTTGAAAGAAGCCCATCGTATCGCTCCCATCGTTATTCTGCCGACTCTATCGATGTTAAGAACACAAACTGGTCGCTGGCGATTTTGATACTCTTCGGCAGTACCGTACAAACCTTATACTGATCCAAAATCTCCAAAAGCAGATTCGGACTGATGGCAAACGAGATGTCCTCGCCGCTATACTCACAGGCAACACTGCTTTTGAAAAAGCCCAGCAGCCCTTCCCCCTTGAGTGCAATACACTGCTTCTCCTTTGAAAACCGAACGGTCAGGACATCTTTTCCATTCAAATTGTCCTTCGAAAACATCGATGCCGCTCTGATGTCATCCTTCAATTGGGCGGGCAGAACCACATTCACCACGCCAATCCCCGTCCCGGCACCCTCGCTTAATTGACCGACTTTTTCCAGAACAGCATCAAAATCCTCAATGTACTGTTCGTTAAATTTTCGGCAAGAGGCACGCAAGCCACCTTCACCTTTGAAATGAAACCAATTCTCCGTTTCCGCACAGCGGGTAACACCGATCTTGATAATCGCCGCCAAATTCCCATGCCGTACCAAGAATGAACCTTTGATCGGCAGGTCAATAGTGTACCGGCACATTTGATTCATGTTCGTCGATTCAATGTGGGTGGGAGTCACGTGAATAGACGACATGAGGAAGTCCGTGTCCGCTGTGCAGACGAATGACTCTGCCATCACGACGGCATTCTTAAAGTTCTCCGGCAGCGGTTGCCAGTCTTCCTTTTTCGGATGCTCCAGCACGTCAATCGGAAGACGAATCTCTTTATCACACTGTACCCCCGCCTCGGATCGCTTGCACTTAATGACAAAATGGGTGTCGTTCTGCGATACATCGATCTCCTCATCCTTCAGTTTCTCAAGCAAATCCAGCAGAGTAGCTGCGACAACGGCACCTGTGATCCCGATGTCCAACTTGATAAAGCAAGCCATTTCGTCGTTGAACGTGTAGGCTCGTTTCGATTCTGCATCAAAAATGATACACGCACTCTGCTCAATGATCTCCTGCTTTGCAATGCCCGGTTTGACCGCTTTCAATGCGGCGATGAGTTCTTTTCGATTAACCTGTCCCATAGTCTTTTCGTGAATTGTTAATGTTCTGGCGAATTGTTGTGCCAAGTTTGCTAACGTAATATCTGAAACGATTCCCCAAAACTGTTGAGCGATGGATTACCGCTAAATTTCTGTTGAAACCTGAATCAGAGAAGCCGGTAGCAATCCGCCGGATAACCACATTCCGACTTGCTACCGGCATAAGCCTGAACCAGTACAAAGGCTTCTCGATACTATATCTGTTATGAACACGAAAAACTGTTGATCACCTTGCCACGTTCGTGGGAATATCGTCGAGTTTTTTCATGCGGGCATTTGCCCATTTTTTCTCATCGGGAGTCATTTTTGGAAAAACCGAACTCACCTTCCGCTGCAACGCGGCATGTTCTGCGTCAAACCGTCCCTCTAGGTCATCATATTTCGTCGAATTCGCTTTCACGCCGCGAAACGCATTCTCCCATTTTTTCTCAAACTGCACCATATCAACAGCCACGAATCCGACCGGATCATCTTTTCTCGCCGCTCTATTCACGTCACCGGCAACACTATTGAATGCCGCCATCGGCGATTGCGGTTGATTCGTACCCATCGACGCATTCGCTTGATTCTGAAGGTTTTCGAAGGTGCTGATGTTTGCTACAGTATTGTCCATGTCTGTTGTCTCCATTGAAAATGTGCAAGTGCGATAACTTACCATAAAATACCGAAAAGGGTCACCGATCTCGCGGACGGAGCCATCCCAAAAGTCGTAACCGGTTTCGTAGCGATTTCTGTAATTTTGCCCGTAACCACGTCAGTTCTTTCAAACGTTTCGGTGCCGTCACTTTCCAAAGTTCCTTCAACTGCCACCAGCCAGCATCCCAATTGCAAATCTGCACTTCCGGTCGCTGTGCGTCGAACTCTGCCCGGTGCATAAATGTATCAATGGTCAAGTCCGTTGCAAAATTCAAAAGAGCAACCGCCTCGGGCGACATTGGCGGTTCTTGAGCCAACCACATCATCACGAACCGTTCTTTGGGCAAGATATCAAGAGAATGCAATGCCTTTTTGTCATTACTCTTTTCGGCACGTTCACGCATCACCGATTGCGGCAGCCAGAAAAGTTCATTCGGCAACTGATACGTCCGCCCATACCATTCCACGTCATAGATTGCCATGTGAGCGGCACCATTGCACACCAACCCAAAAACAACGGCATCGGAGACAAATTGCCGCCATTCGAGGTGATGGACATCCGGCGTGTAAAAATAATCTTTCTGGTCGACGAATATGTTTTCCAGCGACCGTGCCGTCACCATGAATGGGATCACCCTTTCAAAGTTACGAGGAGTCATCTGCAAATTGCCGACATTGGTTGTATTGATATTGATACCCGGTCTCCCGTAATTATTCCCCGCACTATAGACCGTCAGTGCCGGATCATAGCAAAGTTTTCCCAAATGATCTGCCGAAACCCGATTCGTCGCATCAAATCCCTCCTTCACTGAATTCACCACTTCAAACAGTGTCGTGATGCCCGGAATAAACTTTGTCGGCGGTTGCATCGGACATGACAGCCATTCCGGTGTGAGCCGTTGGTATTCTGGACTGGGATTGTCCACATTATGAACATATTTCACACCGGTTTTCGTAATCTCTTCATCCTCATCCTTCTCCACGATAAAATACTTGAAACCGGATGTGTTGTCGCACTTTCCTTGCTTCCATATCGAGAATTGGATCGCCCAATTCAGTGACGTGCCGGAAAAATGCCCTGCATCGAACATGATGCCTCGTTCAAAACGGAAGAGATCGCACCACCGCTTTCGGAAATCAGACAACACCTCCGAAGTCAAAAACGTGAGCGGACTAAATACCGCATACGAAACGTTCGTCAATTTATATTGCCGAACAAGGAGCATAATCCGTATCATGAACTGGACGTACAAGTCTTTCGCTGCCACACTTAATCCCATGCGCCGACTCTGTACCTGAACCGCCGTCAGTCGCTTTGTTTTTGACCCGAATGTCATTCTCTCCTTCGCACCGGTGGAATAGGGGGGATTCATGAAAAACAGCAGCGGCTTGTTCGTGCTCAACGCCTGCTGTAGTCCCTTCGGCAACTCCGAAACACTTCCATTCAAAAAATCAAATTGGAAAAAAGACTCGGTGGCGGGATCATTCACAGGATTCCTGTCTACCTCTTCCTGCTGAAGTGTGGAAGAATACAATTCTTTGAACTTATGCCCCCGTGTCAGATTGAGACTCCCCGCCGACGCATCCCAGACGACGTACTTTTCCCGCCAGTCTGCGCCCAACCGGCTATCCATGAGCGCATGGGCAAGTTCGACAAACTCTATCGGGGTATAAAACTGACCATCGATACGGCGTTTTCGTTCATCATGGAGTTCGTCCATACGGGATTCCAACGCCTCTCTATCCTTTGGGGAGAGTTTTGCCATCCCTTTCGCAAACTCTTCGAATTTCGTGTAATCGAGAACTAACGGAATCGTCTTTCCCCGCAGAACATACTCGACGAACGCCGAAAGAACCGTATCGTGAGAGATATTCTTCTCCGCCACGACGAATGTCTTGAAAAACTCAAATAATTTCTTTACCCTTTGCATCGTTATTACTCCTATTTCTCTACCTTGTCTCTCATACTATCTATTGGGAAGCACCGAAATCATCATCGGACTTCCTATCGCGAGGCACCCAGCCACATACAGACAGTCCAATTCCGAATACGCTTCTTCCCGGCGGACAATAAAATTGAGCCGCCGCAACTGTTTTTCCTTCTCGTCCGGCAGAGCATTGATCCCGATAAATGCCGTCACATGCGCCAGTTTCGTTTTGCTCTCGGAGAAGTTGGATTTATCGAGCGTTTTGACCCGATAACTCGCCGCATCTGCCTGTGATGCCGTAATCACGCAAATATGCCGCTTCTGGGAGAGTCCCCGCAACCGTTTCCACGTATCATCCACCTGATATCGTTTTTCCTTTCGGGCATCCATCGGAGCTAAAATGTCGGCATAATCAATCACCACGATGTCCGGGATCCAGCCTGTCCGCTCCCATGTATCAAGCCGCGACTCAATCCCCACAACACTGATCGAATCACTCGGATGGCAGGATAACCGCAGAAGACCATAAACATCCTCGCCATATTCCCGCTCAAGCCAACTGCCGAATTTTGCTAACCGTTTCACTGCCGTATCCGCCGACAGCGGATCATCAACCTGTCGATTGTGAAAGGAAACCTCTGGATTGAATTTTTTATCGAATTCAATACGCTCAGGGACTTTGATCAATCCTTTTCGCTTCGGTTTTTGGAGAATCCGCTGCATCAGCCGCATCATGACTTGTGATTGACTCAAATCCCCCACTTCAAAATACGCGACACGCCGTCCCTGCTTGATCGCCCGGACAACCATGTCGAGTAAGAAAAACGACTTTCCAGATTTTTCTGAAGCCAAGAATCCCACCAATGAATCCCTGCAAAACGTGTCCCCGAAAAACACACTCGCATCGTCGAGTCCCTGATCCCAAAAAGTGATCAGCCGTTCTCCCGTCGATTCAAACGCTAATCGAATAGCCGTCTCATCACGCAGCGGGTTAATGCCCATATCTGCGCCAAGTTCGACCCGGCTGAACGCATTCAACGCCTCCAAACTATCATCAAAATTTCCAGATTGAATACCTGTTTTGATATGATCCGCCAGTTTCTCCAGCCGTACACTGGTAAAATAGTGGGATGCTTGGTCGATCAGGTATTCCCGGTTTTGGATCGGTTGATGATCAGATTCAAAATCCAACGAAGTGAGCAGATCGCCGATGAGTAACACCCTGCTGTCATTCGGGTATTTGTCATGGTGCGTTTGATAGTACGATTTAATCTCACCGTTGATGGCTGTGCCGTATTGCTGGTAATACTGCAAACACCATTTTGCAATCAAATTGGCAAAGTCCGTTTTGAATAGTCCAGACCGATTCGAAGAATTGCCGATAGCAGCGACCGCCGATACCATCGTGGTGTCAGTGATCATTCCTATCAGAATCCGGCGTTCGATTGTTTTATCAAAGGACTCGACTTCCATCAGACAAACTGCTTCCGCATCTTTTTCAAAAGTTCCTGCACGATATTGAAACTGTCTACACCTCTCCGACCATCCACCACAGCATCAAACTCTTGCTGTTTCCGATACAAAATCTCCGCGACATGCTCTTCAATGGTCTGACTGGCAACGATGTACGTGCATAAAACGTGGTTTTTCTGCCCCAGGCGTAAACTGCGATTTTCTGCCTGACTGTGTATCGCCGGTACAAAATCGCACTCTGCAAACAGAACATGGTGCGCCGCAGTCAGCGTGAGTCCCACTCCCGCCGCCCGCATTTGTCCCACAAAGAGCCGTGTTTCCGGGCGGGTTTGGAAGAGATCGACCGCACGCTGCCGGTCTTGTAAACTGATACCGCCGTCGATCTTGACCACAAAAGGATACCGATGCGAACCTTTTTGATACCGACTCACAATCGAATCCAAGATGTTATGATGCAGTCCGAACACAATGAGTTTTGCATCCGTGTCCGCTAAAAAGCGATCAACCCAGTCATGAATGAACGGCAATTTCCATTCCGCGACCTTCCGTTTCATGTAGCCCAGTTTCGCCAAAATGCTCGCCGAAACCGAAATGTCTTTTTCCGGGTGATTCTCCTGCAACCATTCGTCAAACATCACGTTCATTTGAGTGTATTCCGCCATCGCCGATCTCGGCAACTCTACGGGCAGCGTCTGACGAGTCTTTTCGGGTAAATCCGGCAGGACATCTTTCAAAAGGCGGCGAATCATGCATGACTTTTTGAGCCGCTGATGGAGTTCCGGCAAACGCCGGGAACCCTGATATTTATAACCCCATCGGGTCAAGACCAATTTGGAATACCTGTCACAGAACTCCCGTCTCGATTCAATTCCTTTCTCCCCTAATACCATCCGCAAAATCGGATACAGCTCTGTCGGATGGTTCGTCATCGGAGTACCGGATAATGCCAAGACATGCGGAATATTTTTGGTTAGCCGCAAGGCGGATTTTGTCCGCTTGGCAGAGATAGACTTGCAATGATGTATTTCATCTAGGACAATCACCTTCGGTTGCAAAGCCGCCAATGTGTCTTCCCACTTGGTCAGGATATCATAGTTGATAATGTAAACGGGATTGCCGGTCGTCCGCAGTGCTTCCGGCTTCCCGCCGGACAATACTTCTGACCGTTTCCCGTAATGAATCCAAAATTCACGCTGCCAATTCAACTTCAACGTCGCCGGACAGACGATCAGGGCAGGGTAACCATCGGTATCCACGATGTACTTGATCGACTCCAAACTCTTACCGAGCCCGGCTTCGTCTGCCAGTAACACCCGCCCGTTGAATCCCTTGATCCGTTCAACGCCTTCGTCTTGATAGGGGAATAACTTCGTGGGCATAATTACGAAACCTCCTCAATCATCGCGACCAACATGTCCCTGAGCTCCAGTATTGCCGTCGTGACGCGAATCCGGCTCCAACCCTTTGCCAGCATCTCCTTCCGAAATAAACTGGTGGTGTCCCGACGAGAGATGACTCGATGGTCGTAAATCACGAAGTCCAAGAACCGCCTTGCATCGTCCGTCAAATCATGGCGAAGGTCTTCAACGAACTCGTCTCCAGAACGGCTTTCTCTCGCTGCTCTGTATTGCAATATCTCGTCCGCATTGGTTCTCGTCTTATGCTTTCGCCGCAACGGTTCCAAATTGAAATTGATGAGTCCAAGGGTAATTTGATGATAAATGTACTTGTCCAAATCTGAACGTGTTGCATCATGGCGGCGGCATGCCACGATGATGGTATCGGTGGCACGAGAGAACAAATCGTTGTAATCTCCGCCATACTGTGTAATGTGCTTCCGCACCAACTTGTCGATCAACGTTAGGTGCTTTTCAAATTGCAGTCCAATTGCTTCGGACTGCTCTGCCGTGAGTGTACTGGTCTTGCCTAAAACATCTCGCACGAGACGGTACTCCTTTCTGTGGTTAGTGGTTAGTCCTCACACACCTCCGGCTCTTCCGTTGATCGCGATGTCGCCAATTCTTCCGGGTGCATAGGAATCCCACTGGAACGAATACCTTCTGGATAGTCTTGCAAAATCGCCTTCAATCTCGGTTCATGATTTGCGATTTCATGCAATTCACGGACTGTGATTCCCGCACATTCTGCTACGTCCTCCCATGTCCGAATCTTGCTGCGCCGCATACTACCACCGACAAAGTGCCATAGGTCATGTTGAGCAATCAATGTTGATTGCATTTCACGCATGAACGACTCAAGACAGTTCGTTACAAGTTAATCAAGATGGATGCCATGACGTGCCAAGCCGACGTTTTCACTTCTTCGCTGGACCATCGCCTGATGCTTCGATTTTTTGGGGGTGGGTCGGTCTGCATTTTCAGACCAATTTTCAATATCTTCCAACTTCCAAAGATTCTGACTGTGCGGCTGATTCAACGGCAATGGGAAACGCCGCTCTCCACGTCGTGCTTCTGCAAGCCAACGACGAATCGTTGGAATGCTGCAACGCAATAACTCCGCCACCTCATCGATTTTGACAACTTGCATCGAAATAATTCTTCAAACCGTTCTGCTACACGTTTATCTACAACGAGTTAGAAAATCGCAGTAAGAATTCGATACGAAGCATGCTTATAAGCATGCTCCTTCAAAAAATTGTCGCCCCTACAACTGGTATTGGAGTCACATCCATTAAAAACAACAGCCTATCGGAAGGCATGACCCGGACTGCGGTACTGCCGCTCAAAATCGGTTCGATTGAAGCCAAGCGGCTGAAAACCTAATCCTCTTCGATCCGCATCCACGCTTGCATGCCAGTCCATGACTGTTTTTCGCAAATGCTCATATGCATCTTCCGCCGCTTTCCGGTATTTGGGCATGGTCTTCTGCCACAAATCCCGGCGGTATCTCTCCACTGCGTCCTCCCAGCCCGATTCCCCTTGCTTTATACCTGTATACTGCGTGACCTTTGCGGGATCAGTGGTGCTGTTTGACGTTCGCAACGTTGCACCATAAACCTTCTTCAATTCCGCAAACTTCTCCCGATAGGCTTTCTTGGCAGGTTCGATCTTTGACTCCAAACTATTGGATTTGGCAGACCGGTCTTGGAAAGTGAAACTTCTGACTTTCCGAAGATTTGATCGAAATTCGGTATAGTCATCTGCATTGTCATTGAACGCCGCCATGTTGCCTTGGACAAATCGTTCATTTTGAATGGCTTGAAGATTCTCAAAAACGCTAATATCGGCGACAACTGAATTGTTTATCATTTCATCTCACCCTTCTTCTAAACGCTGCAACACCATACCCCAAAACAAAACATTTGGGTTAAATTCGCTGACCATTCAACTCGGCAAACAGCAGTCGCTGAAACCATTCCATTTGCTCTATCGCCATGTTCAGCAGCGGTTGCCCGACCTCTTTGCCGTATTGCGTCTCGTACTCGATCCCCCGTAGAAATACGAGCGTTTTTTCGGTGTATTCGGCGTAGGAATCATGCCGAAAAAGTTCCTGCTTGACTCCGACAAAATTGGACAAAAGTGTGTCGTTGCAGTTTTGCATCATGTCAGCATCCCGAAGGCAATTCAATTGAAGTGAATATTCCTCTTGGTTTACAAGAATGTGATAGAGATCGGTCTCCGGCAACTCAAACGGATATTTTGTCAACCGGATCAAATAATGCACTACATGCACATCTGTGTTCCTTGCCGCATTGGTTTGACGAATCCAGCGCATAAAACCTGATATTGCCGCCTCCACATTTTTCGAGTCGTCTGCAAAGAAGCCGCCGCTATGACCAAAATCATGGAACAACGCCGCTAATATCAACTCTTTCGGCGGATTCTTGCCATCGGTACTCTGCAAATAGGCTTCGTGAGCATGATACGCAACCCACAGACTGTGATTGAAATTGTGGTAGGGGAGTGCCTGACTGGGATTGTTTTCGAGAATCCAGCGAACACAGCCGCCCAAGTCGTATTGCTCCATGATGTCCAGAATTGCTGCGATCACGATTGTTTCTCATTGAAATGGAAGTTACCGGCTCTATGGATATATCAACAATGAACATCCCAATCAGTGCGCAGACTTCTGGCAGAACACTTCCGGCGGCACGACCTCCAAGAATTTAGTAAGCGGCGTTGAGACCACGCACTTGACTCCGCCCCCCTGCGACGGCAAGTACGTAACTTGCACAAATGTATAATGTTCCGCCATCACCGTATCCGTCGTCTCATTGTAGTGTTCCTGAATCTTCATCCACATCGATAGTGGAAAATGGATCAAGGTCTGCTTGCCATTTCGCTTGTGAATCACCGCCCAATACCGTGATTTCGCATTCTGACTGGAAATAACCGCCTGCCACACAAACTCCAATAACTGCGGCTTTTTCCGTTGCGGAAGTGTGTCGATCAATGCCGTTGTGTCCGCATGGTTGTACCCGCACTTGAGTTCAAACGTAATCGCTTCTATCAGCGGTTTCCCAATCGCATCGAGATACCCGATGTCTCCGGCACTATTCGCCGTTGCTTTCCCCTTTTTCGCCCTCACCGTCGAACGTGCTCCGCTACCCGCAGTCCGGTGAAATAAATCTTCCCGGTTGCCATGACTAAACCACAACGACAGTTTTTTGCATATCTCCCGCTCAAAGGCAGAGCCCTTACGGCTCCCATTCACACGCTTTTTGTTTTCCATAGTGCTTCCCTTCCTCATTAAGGGGTACCGCTCAGTTGCTCTGTTCTGTCAATAAATCCAGAACCTTGTCCAACTTCTGATCCAGATGCTCGAACTGTTCGTCGATTGGCAGTGATTGCCTGATGCTCTCGGTTTTTTGCCGGTTGCAAGAACATGAACCGCTACACATGCCTATCGTGATGACAAAGCATATAAATCCAACCACCCATACAAAAGCTTGATTATCGCTATCCATTTTTATTGCCCCTTTCATCAACGTTTGGAATCCAACCATTCAAATGATCTGCCCACGAGTCCACGTCCCAGCGGCGACACGCCGCTTTCCATTGCCCTACCGTCACATGAGCGTCAATCTCCGCAGGAAGCCTTGCAGCGGCTTTGTGGGGCAATTTGACCAACCCCCTGTTGAAGTAGATCAAGTTCATGTTCGATTCAATGTCTGTCCGTTTTTTACCATGAAGTTCACCTAATATGTACTTTATGGCGGACTTTTCTCCTACTCCGGCGATGCCCGGTACATTATCCGAACTACAACCCGCTATCGCTTTCACAAACGACCATAATTTGGGCTGTATTCGATATTCCCGCTCAAACCATTGTGCTGAATAGTATTTATTTTGACTGGGGCTAAACATGATGGTTTTCGAATCAAGTAACTGCCACAAATCCGAATCCGAGCTGATAATCCTCTTCGGGCGGGTAGGGTACTGTTTGCAAAACATGGCGATCATATCGTCTGCTTCAAGACCTTGCTGCCAAAGCGGGAAATAGCCGAAATCGGGAAGGATTGAATCCCGTAATAATGTGATCAATTTTCGGCACTGAACGACCCGTTCTTGCAATGCCGGATCCCGCTTGCTGTCGGCATCCTTTCGTTTGACTTTGTAACATGGAAGTACCTCTTTTCGTAACGATTTGAGATCATCAAAGCACCAGATGACGTTGGTCGTTTCCTGGTCTTTCAACAATCGACAAACACTCGCAAAAAACGCATCGACCGTTAACAGAACATCCGACTGCCGCCAAAACGTCCATTGGGCGACAGACGGTACATCTAAAAGTAAAATGAGATTGGGATTCTTGTGCATCATTATTCGTACCGCTTTTTTCGCTGAACAGCGACCGATTGCAAAATTTCATCCCACGACTGCTGGGCAAATTCGTACAACTCCGCCTCACGCCCCTCTTCCTCAATCGTGTTGACAATATTCTCAAGTGTTCCGGTCAGATTCAATGCCGGAATAGAAAACGCCCGCTTTCCCTTCTCTTTTGTCAGAATCTTCTCCTCTATCAACCAATCCAACGTCCCGCCAATCGAATCGATGCCGAATTGATTGTAAATGGGCATCCGCACTTCCGGTCGTTGTCCGGTGTGTCTGTTTTTCGTGATCTGGATTTTGCAATTCGCACCCACCTCCCGATCCACGTCATTGTGCGTTTTCTTGATTTTGTTGGCGATTGAGGTCTGGACTTCCAAATGAGCATAAAACTTCAAGGCACGACCGCCGGAATAAATCTTCGGAGGCCCGTATCCCGTCACATTATCCCTCGATTGAGCAACGACGATGAGAATACTCTCCGTTTTGCGGAGTCCCGAAACGACGCGGCGCAGATTCTGGCTATGCGACTTCGCAATCGACATGCCATACGACCCACCTAAATCCTTGTCCGTTCCTTTGTGACGATTGTCCAAATGGATTTTCTTGTTCTCATCGAATTTGTCGTCATCGGCAACGCTGGACAACGACGTAATCGAATCCATCACGTAAATGAATGGAATCCCCTTGTTTTCCGCATCATCGAGATGGATATAAAAATCCTCCACCGTCTCACTATGAAACGGAACACTCTCTTTATCATGAGCAGGCGGCTCGATACGGCTTGCCAGTTTCTTGCCGAAGAACCGTTCGATGTCCATCCCGATCCCATTTTCCGAATCGTCAACGATAAGCCGATACTCATCAAAGTGGGAATTCTTTGCCGCCTCTGCCAGTATTTGCAAATAGAGCCACGTCTTACCGCTCCCTGAATCTCCAAAGATGACACAATACTCACCCGGGGCAATGAATCCCTTGTGAGAATTGGTACTTGCCAGATTCAACGGAACGTAACCGCAAGACAGCAACTCGCTCTCATCACATGAAAGTGGCGAAGTGTCGGTCAGTGCCGCTCGCAATTCCTCCGCCACTTCCGTCGTCTCATCAATAGCCGGTTCTTCGATTTCTTTCTTTTTTGCCATAACTCGTCTCAATCTAAAACTTGATAGAAAATGTAATGCGGGTCGCAACGCCAAGCACACGCCTCGAAGAGGGACATTGAAAATATCGCTGTGTTTTCCAGCCGGATACTGGCAGATGCTTCTCGCCGCTCCGGGTTTATGAAACACAGGATCGATACAGACAGTAAACTATCCACCGCATCACAAACGGCGTGGGTGGGATTCGAACCCGCCAATGCAACTCAAATTTGACCTTGCCAAATCAGGAGAGATTACATGCACCGATGCACACGCCGCAATCGACATCAGTCATCATCCTCGTCATCTTCCCAATCTTCGACCGGGACTCGCTTTTTCGTCTCCGCCGGTTTTGCAGACGCTTTCGTCTTCATCGGCGGTTCATCCTCATCGTCGTCTTCGTCAACGGGAACTTTTGCTTTCGATTTGACTGGTGGAGCATCATCGTCGTTATCGTCAATAGGAACCTTTGCCTTCGATTTGACCGGCGGGACATCGTCATCATCCTCGTCTTCTTCGTCGTCAACGAGCTGTTTCTGCTTGGATTTTGCCTTTACAGGAAGTTCGTCCTCGTCGGTCGCTTTCGACTTTGATTTCGCAGGCTTTGCAAGGGGTTCGTCATCGTCGTCATCATCATCATCGGACTTCGCCGCTTTTGATGCTTTCTTGGCAGACTTCGGCGGCTCCTCTTCATCCTTTTTTGCCGGATCATACTCGCCCGTCCCATGAAACATGTCCTTCAAGTCTTCATAAGACATCAGATTCAATACCGAATCCAAATCGACCGTCTTGTCCAAAATCGACTCGTCGTAAGGCTTCGCTCGTGGTTTGAATTCGACCGTCGAAACCCCAAGATATTTGAATGTCCCAGCATTCTGCTGAGTCACCCCGATCTTGAGCGTCGAACCTTCGTTCAAGTCCACGTAATACTGATAATTGTCTTCGTCATCAGCATTCTGAATCATGTCATCAACCTGTTTGCCAAGACCCGAACGGGGCTGATCCAGTACCATTACGTCCGATTGTTTCCCGTCCTCGTATGCAATTACATTGAACAACTGCCGCTGTTGTGGTCGGAGGCTGACATTCTGCTTTGCGTCCTCTTCGTCCGACATATCAAGCGTTGACCGGTATTCGCAAATCGGACACGGTTTGCCGAAGGTCGCCTGTGGGCAGATCACTATCGTGTTCGAAATGCCCACATTCCGGTGAATGTAATAGGTCTTCTCATACCACGTCCCATCCATCGAATGGGGATGCAGTTTCAATGCCGATGCCCGGAATGGGAGAATGTCCAAACGGACACTCCCTTCCTTCGCAAATTTGTAAAACTTGACCCCTTCGGGTAACTGCACCGCCCACATCCCACGCCCAGCCACTGCCCGGCTCTCCACATGTGGCTTGACACTGAATCTCGCCCGCTTCTGCCTCTCTTGATTACTTCCCATGAAAATCTCCTGATGTTTGGAATTTTGTTAACGTAATATCTAAAACGATTGAACGAATCAGTAAAATTTATTCGGAGATTTCCCGGTTTTTCGGTTTGATGCCCGGCGCACGATAGTCCGAATGCGGCTTCGGTGTCTTCGGATTGGCGTAATAACTCGTCATGTGCAGTTGCACAATGCACTCCAACGCCTTCTTTTTCGCCTCCAGTGCCGAAACCGCCGCCTTTGCCAGATCAAGCTCATTTTTGAGCTTGATAATCTTGTTTGCTGAAGCCCGAACCTCTTCATCCACCGCAATCGCCGCTTCAATCACCCCTTCGGTCAATTTCTGAAGCCCAAATTGCTCTGGATTTTTGCGAATAGTCAGACTCAAGTCCGCCCGTAACACCTCGTCACGTCTGCGAGCCATGTCCAGTTGCATTTGTAGATCCGCCGTGAGACTCGTGTACTGATACACCCTCGACGGATGCCTCATCCACTCCTCTATCAACTGCTGATCGTCAACTGCAAAATGTTCCGGCTTAATGTCGGTAGCCTGCATCACTCAAAACTTTGTAAGAGAATCGTTCACTGTATATCAACAATGAACGAGTAAATGAGAAAAATTTGCGTCTACTTTAGAGACCATGACCGGAAAGCCGCTAACACGACCCCGGCTCTGCCGCTATCGAAAAAATTCATCTCCCAGCAGGAAAGCAGCTCCGCCAGCGTTGCATTGTCGACTCCTCTCGCCCAACCGCCGATCATCGCTGAAGAAAGCCATCCCAACACCGCCCGGCGGACGGTTTCCGGTTCCTGTGTTTCATTTAGCGATTTCACCACTTTTGCCACCTCTTTCCACGTTTTCTTTTGCATTTTGGTAAAGACTTCGCACAAATCTTTGATCGTTGCCTCAAAAACCTCATCCTTCGACAGCATCTTGAGCCGGGATTCATCGTCAGGAAGTTCCACCAACTGCTGAAGTTTGACAAGGCATTTTCTCGGCGAACCGTCGACGGTATCCGCCAGTTTTTCCAACACTTCATCACCGATGTCCTCAATCCCCTCCTTCGCCAGTACCGATTGCGAAAGGGTAATCAAATCCTCAACGGAAACCGGCTTCAATTTGAGTTCCGAGCATCGGTTTTTGACCGTCGGGATGATCTTTTCCGGGTTCGTCGTGCAAAGGAAAAAGTAAGCATACGACGGAGCTTCTTCAAGGAGTTTGAGCAAAGCTTGCATTGAATTGCTACTTGCGCCCTGAAGTTCATCTATGATCCAACACCGGTTCCCCCCTGTTAACGATGGATATGATGCCGCTTGGCGAATTTCCCTGATCGTATCGATACCAGAAAAGTCTGCTGAATTGATTTCAAACAAATCTCGTGGAGGCAAACAGCCCAGCTTCTTGGCGAGAATCCTCGCACAACTGGTTTTGCCGCAGCCGCTTGCGCCGGTCAGCAATACCGCATGCGGCGTATTTCCATTGGTGATCCAGCCGGACATCACCTTCACCGCCTCCGGTTGCCCCACCACCCCTTTGAACGTCTTCGGACGATACTTTCTGTACAATTCGGTTACCATTTTTTCAGTCATCAACTTCACCTAAATACCTTCCTATTCCTAATGTTGTGTTAATGTAAACCTTCACCAACGCCATCGCCTGTGCTTCATTAAAACCTTCCTCCACGCACCGGCGATACAGCCCGTACCAAAGTCGAGGAAAATTATCGATCACGAATGTGGAGGATTGCTCTAAATCGTGCAAATCCTTCATTCGCTGCTTCTCATTGTCTTTGTCTCGTGTCATTTTGCACCTATGATATAAGGCTTTTTATCAAACCAGGAACAACCTAAATCTGCGACTTCCGCCTCGATTTCCATTGGTGCAGACAAAAACTCCCAATGCTTGTGAATCCGGTTCGTCATCACATGCTGCACAAACTCCAGAAACATATCTAACTCATTGTGCGGAACGTCAGCAACAATGCTGTCATGAATCTGACCTATAAGCACGGTTTTCCAACCATATTTTTTGATGCCCTTGCTAATTTGAATCAGCGACCAAAGAAGGCAGTGAAAACTCAATCCCTGAATCGGCATATTCAGCACTTCATTTTTCGGAAATACACCAGCACATCGGAACCCTGACAGATAATCGACATACCCATCATTCAAATAGTTGTACCAAGTGTCTTTTTTCCACTGCCCATAAACGGCGAACCGATTATTCCAAAAATCGTAATCAACATTCTTGATATGCTCGTAAAACGACTCCGGTTCCGGCACTCCGTCTGCATCAATGTAGCCGAGCGTTTCAAACCCGACCGATTGCAAGTGTTCGGTGAGCAGTGTTCCGTCGTCTAACTTAATCTGTTGGACTATGGGCAGATTCCAGAGGGCATCTGCCATGCTTTTCCACGATGCGCCGTAAAAAGCGGCAAAAACGAAATTCCCCTTCGCCGTGTTGCGGATGGCTTTATTGACCTGATCCAGCGGCAATTTGTAACACTGTGCCGCCATGTCCCGGTGCATGTCTGACGATTTGTCGTTCAGGTACCGGAGCATTTCGGGGTCCTTAGAATACGCGGTTGATGCTTTGATTTCCGCACCTCCAAAATCTACTTCCACAAAATGCCGATCCGGTGCCCGGGCAATGAAACATCGCCGGACAATTTCTGCCAACCGTTTATTGCGGGTGGGGAAGTTTTGGAAATTTGGGTCAGAACTGCTGCTACGGAAAGTTACAACCGTATTCAAATTGAACGACGGATGCAAAAAACCATTGGAATCCACTTCGTCTTTGATACCCTTCAAACTGGTTCCCAAGACTTTCTGCAACGATAGGTACTCGACATAGTCCTTGATGAACGGCAAGTCAAACGGTTCTAAAGCCTCCTCCGAAACTTCCGGCTTGCCCGTTTCCGTCCATACCGTACACTCGTACCCAAGATTCCCCGTTTTGGAAATATTGACCGTCTTGAATTTACCGTCTGCGCCTTTTCGCTCAGTCGTGATGTTGCCGAAGAGTACGTTGCCCAACTGCTGCCGGGATGTCAATTTTGCTTTCGTGCCGAACATTCTCCGCCACACGGCGTAT